AAGTGCTGCAAGTGTTGCGATTATGGGTGCGGATACGGTCAAAATGAGTCCAACTGCTCAAATTATGATCCACAAAGCACTACTTACACGAGCATCTGGAAATAGCGATGATTTAGAGAAAGCTGTAAATGCTCTTAAATCTAGCGACCAATCGATTATTAATGCGTATGTCTCAAAGACTGGTTTATCAGAAGATGAAATCTTTGAAATGATGAAGAATGAAACCTTTATGTCTGCGAATGAAGCGATTGAAAAAGGTTTTGCTGATGAACTCATGACCTTTGAGAAAGATTTAGGCGCAGTAGCAAGCCTCGAAAGTGGATTGTTACCGCAAGCAGTCATCGATGACTTTTACTCACGGAAGAAATCGAACACAAAAGAAGCTCAAGCGATGTTATTTGAGCTAGAAAAAGAGACCATCTTAAACGGTCTTTAAAAGAAAGGGGAATATACCTAAATGATTGATGAAAAAATCAAAGAATTAGAAGCTAAAATCGCTGAAACTAAGGCAGAAATTGAAACTGCTACAAGCGATTTAAAAGCTATGTTGGAAGATAGTGCAAACGCTGATCTTAATGAAGCGAAAGAAATGCGTGCATCTATCGATGTTAAGAAAGAAACTTTGAACACATTGACGGAGGAATTAAATTTGTTTAAAGAAGTAAAAAATGAACCACAAACTGCTGAAACTCATGCAGTAGCAACAGAAACTAAAACTATGCGTGAAGCAGTAGGTGAGTACATTCGTACTAAAGGTGCGGTAGTAGATAGCCAACTTAAAACAGACGGAAAAGATGTGCTTGTTCCAATGAACGTAGCAGTTAACCCTACCGCTGACGGATTGAAGAAAGATGGAACTGAAAAGGTTACTAGCAAAGAAATCGTAACTACACCAATTCGTGAAGTAAAAACAGTTCTTGACTTGAAACAATTTACAACAATCCACAAAGCATTAAAAGGTGAGGGGTCTTACCCAATTCTCAAACGTGCAACATCAGAAATGGTAAGTGTTGAAGAATTGGAAAAAAACCCTGCTCTTGCTAAACCAGAATTTACAAGCGTAGATTGGAAAGTTAAGACTTACCGTGGTGCAATTCCATTGTCTCAAGAAGCTATTGACGATGCAGATGTTGATCTTTTGGCAATTGTTGCAGAAGCAGCAAACCAAATCAAGGTTAATACTACAAACAAAGCTATTGCAACTGTTTTGAAAGATTTTGAAGCAAAAAGTGCTGCAAACCTTGATGAAATCAAGCACATCTTAAACAAAGATCTTGACCCAGCTTATAACGTATCATTCGTGGTTTCTCAATCGTTCTACCAAAAATTGGACACTTTGAAAGATAAGAATGACCGTTACCTTCTTCAAGATTCAATTACATCTGCTTCTGGAAAAGAATTTCTTGGACATCCAGTATTCGTAGTTTCTGATGCAACACTTGGTGCAGATGGTGAAGCTCATGCATTTATCGGTGACATCCAACGCGCTGTACTCTTTGCAGATCGTCAAGAATTGGGTCTACGTTGGACTGATAACGAAATCTACGGTCAATACTTGCAAGCAGTTGTACGCTTCGATGTTAAAAAAGCAGATGCTAAAGCTGGTTACTTCGTAACTATGCCCTAATGTTCCCCCAATTAGCGGGGGTGTCTCACCACTAGCAGTACCGACTGCTAGTAGCACCAAAGCCGACATCATGGCTTATCTCGATAGCAAAGGAATCACGTACAGTGCATCACAAACCAAAGAGCAACTACTTGCTTTGATTGGAGCGTGATAGCATGGCTGTAACGGATTTAGAAGATGTGAAATTATACTGTAAGATTGATTTTGACTTTGAGGATCGAATGCTTGAAGAAATGATTGATGCTGCAGAAGATGAAATCTGTTTTGCTATCGGAAATGATGTAACCCCTCAAGATTTAGCTAAATATGCTAAGTTTACACTTGCCGTTAAAAAGCAAGTAAAAGAGGAATACGAACATCGTGGCTTGTCTGCTGACACACAACGTCATGGACTGGCAAACGGTGTACTTAATATTATCCATCAACTACGCACACGGAGGGAACTCGATGATTACAAGAAAAATGAATCACAGAATAACGTTCTTCCGTGAGGTTGGAGGTCAAAATGAAGATGGTGAGGTTGTCTCTCCATCTCGGAAAAACCTCTATACTTGCTGGGCAGAAGTTGCTAAGACTTCCTTAAAGGACTTTCAAGAGGGAGCGAACCAGACAGCCAACAAGAAAGCTAAAGGGATTGTTTCTTCGAGCGAATTAAAAACCTTGTATATTCGTCACAATCCAGAACGACCATTTGATAGCTCAGATCATGTTGAATTTAACGGGTTTGAATACGATATCGTATCAGTCGATGTGGATGAATCATCATTTGACATGGATAAGATCAGCATCAAGAGGCGCACATGACAAAAGGTCTGGATCAGATTTTATCACGACTTACTGAACTACAAGTTAAAGCTCCGAAAGCTGCACGATCTGCAGTAAAGGAAGCAGCAGACGAAACGGAACAGATTTTAAAACGGAATACTCCCGTTTATTTTGTTATGGATAATGTCCATGCTAAAGACGATACGAAAGTAACCAGTTTTAAAGGTGGTGACCACGGTTTGATCTCGAAAGATATCGGCTATGGTCGTGCCACAGGCTGGCGGATTCACTTCCCAGATGGTGGTACGAAATACCAAAAAGAACAAGGTTTTGAAGAAAGAACAATTAACGAAGCAACACCAATTGTTAAGGAAATATACGCAAGTAAAGTAAAGGAGGGGTTGGGATTGTGACAGTAGAAACAATAGCTTATAAGTTATTAAGTAGCAACGAAGAACTGAATAACTTAATGGATAAGTTACGAGGTAAGAAATTCGGTCTTGGGTTTAAACAAGGCATTTTTACTTACGATATCCCAGAGCGCCCTACGAACGCTTTGAGTAAGGAGCTTGCTCCATTTATGCGTATCTATCCAACTTATGAGAATGATGTTGAGTTTGCAGATGATAAAGCCATCTCGACTGAACACAGGATTACAATCAACTATTGGTGTTTAAATGCAAAGCAGTCTGAACAGATTGCTGAATTGATGGATAAGATTTTAGAGAGTAACGGCTTTGACCGTTACACAACAAATGAACTGCCAAGATATAGAGATAACGATATTGACTTACTGGTTAATGTAAGAAAGTATCGTTTTTTTGATTGGCAATTGGAAAAATTAAGAAACGAGGATTAATGAATGTCTAAAGTTAAATTTGGATTGCGTGGATTTGAATTTGGTGAAGTTAATGCTGAAAACAAAGTCCCAACAACTATGAAATTGACTGGTATGAAATCTGCTAAGATTGATATCACAAACGAACTTGTAACGATTGCTGCCGATGATGGACCATACGTAGTATTGTCATCTGGTATCACAGGTACACAATTGGAAATCTCAGTACTTGACTTGCCAACAGAAGCACGTAAGGTATTGTACGGAATCGAAGTTAAAGACGGCATGGAAGTCTATAACAAGAACCTCACTCCAAAAGATGTCGCTTGTTGCTTCCGTACATCTACAGAAGATGGTAAAGCTATCTGGATCGGTCTTCTCAAAGGTAAATTCTCATTGCCTGGAATGGAAACTGAAACTAAAGACGGTTCACCAGCTCCAAAAGAAGACAGCGTAACAGGTAACTTTGTTGCCCGTGGTGATGATGAAAACGGTGACGTTATGATCATTGCTCGCGAAGATAACCCAGCATTTAATTTGGAAAAATTCCGTGCTGCAGTCTTCCCAAAGTCGTAAGCGCCGCACCAGCATCGCCTGTAGGCGCAGGATAACAACTTTCTAAGCATGGATTTTATTTCCATGCTTTTTATTTTTATTTAAGGAGTAGGAAATGTATACAATCAAGCTAAAAATCGGTGGAATTGATAAAGAATTTACCAAAGAATATATCAATGTGGAGGATAACTTCCTCGCAACTGAACAAAACGTGCGACAATCAGCACTTATCCAAGACCCTAAGAAAGCGAATGATCCAAAAGAAAATCGCAAACTAAATGAAGCATATCTAAAAATGTTCGTGGATATGTTTGGCGGTCAGTTTAAAATTGAAGATTTGAAGCAAGCAGATATCGCGATTTTGAAAACATTAGAAAAAATCTATCTTGCAGCGCTTGGAATTAAAGAAGAAGTGATCGAAGACCTTGAGGGTGAAGACGAAAAAAAGGGATAAGCCCAAAAGAAGCGCGTGACAATCTCTTAATCTGGTTTCAAGAGTTGATGCAACAGGGGTACACGATCCTTGAAATTAAACAGATGCGACTATCCGACTTTGATTTAATGGTAAAAGCCTTTGAAACAAAGAAAGAAGAATCAGAGAAAGAGACCACGCTTGATAAAGCATTTCCGCTTTTATTTGGTTAGGAAAGGAGGATAAATGGCTAGTAATTTAGGTGAACTGGTAGCAACAGCATCGCTGGACATCCAACCATTTATTGGAAATACCAAGCAATTAAGCTCATATATGCGTGGTCTGGATCGTTCCTTATCTGCGATGGAAAAATCCTTTAAAAATGTTGGTAAAGGCGGTAAGGACCTAACGGGAATGAAAACTGTGTTAGGTGAAACTGCTAACAGCATCAAGGCCTATGAGGGCATCTTAAAGCAACAGACAGACCACTACAACAAGTTAAAGTCAAACATTGGTGATTTAAGTAGTGCGAGCGCAAAGAACAAAGAAGATTTATTGGGCGCACGCAATGCTATGTTGCAGACCGCTACCACCTTATCAGATTTGAGGGGGCGGTATGCTGACCTCACAAGAGAAATTAATATCCAGTCTAGCAAGTGGACGCAAGTTGGGAATGGCTTGCATTCGTTTGGTGAGAAGATGCAGGGTATTGGTTCGAAAATGCAAAGTGTTGGATCGACACTTACGAAAGGTCTGACCGTACCACTACTTGCTGGGGCTGGGGTTGCGGTTAAGGCTGCGATTGATTATGAGAGTGCCTTCGCGGGCGTTAAGAAAACAGTGGACGGAACTCCACAACAATTCGCGCAACTGTCTACCAGTATCCGTGAGATGGCCAAAGAAATGCCGTCTAGCGCGGTTGAAATCGCACACGTAGCAGAAGCAGCAGGGCAATTAGGTGTACCTATTGGCGCGATCAAAGACTTTTCGAAGACCATGATCAATTTGGGAGTGTCTACTAACCTAAGCTCCGAAGAGGCTGCATCATCAATCGCTAAGATTGGTAACATCATGCAAGTATCTGGTAAAGACCTTGGTACATGGTCAGCCCATTTTGGATCTTCACTTGTGGATTTGGGGAACCATTTTTCAACAACAGAACGCGATATTGTCGAAATGACAAACCGTTTAGCAGCGGGCGGTAAGCTAGCTGGTTTGACTACACCAGAAATTCTTGGCCTTGCGACTGCGATGAGTAGCGTAGGGATTGAAGCAGAAGCGGGCGGGACTGCACTCACACAGACCCTTACTGGTATCGGTAAAGCTGTATCGGGTGTTGGTAAAGGTGCGAAAGAAAAACTAGAAGTCATAGCACAAACCGCAGGAATGACTGCAGAACAATTCTCTACCGCTTGGAAACAGAAACCAGCGGAAGCATTGCAAGCATTTATTAAAGGCTTACAACGCGCCCACGATGAAGGCAAGAATATGGATGGTATCCTTGATGAACTCGGAATGTCTGGAATCCGTCAAGGAAATATGCTGAAATCTCTTGCTTCTGCATCAGACAAGATGAGTGAGGCAGTTAGTCGCTCTAATACCGCTTGGAAAGAAAACAACGCACTTACGAATGAAGCAAGTAAACGCTACGAAACCACAGAATCACAACTTAAAATTTTTAAGAACAAACTTACTGATATTGCCATTGAATTCGGTGGGCCACTATTAAAAGCGTTAAATAGTGGTTTGGATGCTGCTAAACCTTGGATTCAAATGCTATCAGACATGGCTAAGAAGTTTAGTGAAATGTCAACAGAGCAACAACAGAGCATTTTAAAATGGGCTGGTCTTGCTGCGGCAATTGGCCCAGCGATGAAAATATTAGGCGGTGGTGCAAGAATTATTAGTGGCTTTTCGAAGACTTTGGGTACAGTCGCTAGAGGAATTGGTAAATTTAGCGGTGTACTAAAATCTGTTTCTGAGGGTAATGGATTTATCAACAGCTTAAAAGGAATGGCTACTGGTATGACTGCTACTGGGACTGCTGCAGAGAGTGCGGCTGCAAGTACAGGATTGTGGAGTACAGCAGTTGGGTTGTTAGGTAATCCAGTTACTTGGGGTGTCTTGGCTGGTGGTGCTGCATTAATTGGTATCGGCATCATCGCCAAAGAAATGGCAGAAGCCAACGAACGTACTCAAACGTGGGGTACAAGTGTAAGCAAGTTACAAGACCAAGAACTATCACGGTTAAAATCCAAAGTCGATGAAGTGCATCAAGCTACAATCGGATTTGGTCAAGGTGGCGCACAAGCGGTTGAGAATGTCCGTAAGAGTGTTCAAGGTCTTGCGGATGATATCCAAAAAGCAATTGACAAAGATCTTGAGAAAACTTTAAAAGGTCTTGAAAAAGTTGGTGCAAGTGAAACAATCCAAAAACGTGCTGTAGCTCAAGCAGAACAGCAAAAGAAAAACATCCAGTCGATGACAGATGAGATTGTGCAGATTTATCAAAACGCATCCGATCAACACAGAAAGATCACTCGCGAAGAACAAGCGATTATCTACGACTACGAAAACCAATTTATTGACAAGCAATTATCATTGCAGAAATATTCTGCCGATGAACGTACTGCAATTATGAAAGCCATGAATGGCCAGATTAGTGATCTAAATGAAACTCAACTACGCAAAGGTACAGGAGTCGTAGCTAAATGGCTCAAAGAAGAACAAAAACTATACGATGAGCAAGTGACTGCATTGAAAGATGCTCACGAAAAGGGGATTTATAGCCAGTCCGAATACAACAAGGAAATGGAAAAACTAAATGCCCAACACAAGTCCAAGATGGAAGCATTCGGCCGTGAGTATGCTGCTCTTCAAAAGGAATGGAGTAAGAAAGTACCTCTTAATTTCGGTAACGACGAACAACGTAAGATGTATTTTGATCAGATGCGCAAGGATTGGGCAGAACTTGGACTTGACTATGATAAGATGATGGCCAAGGCAGACCAATTCGCCGACATCGTGGGTCGTTCGTCTGGTATGGTTGCTAAGAGCGTGCAAAATATGTCACAGGAGACCAAAGATGCCAACAACATCTGGAATGGATTAGTATTTGATCCTAAGACTGGACAAGTCAAGACCAATGCGCAAGAGGAAGTAACTAAAGCGCTCCAAGCTGAAAATGGCTGGGAGAATATGCAGTTTATCCTCAAGCACGCAAACCTTGAGACTAACGCTAAGATGACGATCGGACAAGCACTGGTTGAGGTTGGCAAGTGGGATAGCTTAACCCCACAAGAGAAAGAGTTAGTAGTCGGTAACAACCAAGGTATGAAAGCCGTCCTTGACAGTAAAACATTGCTGGAACAGTACAACGCAATGCCAGCGGCAGTCAAGGAACTCTTGATGAAGAACACTGACTTTCTCTCATCTGGTGAACGTGCTACAGCAATCATCGAACGCTGGAACACACTCACACCAGAGCAGAAAGAACTGATCTTAAAGGATGCTGCAAGTGATAAAGCCGAACGTGTACGACTAGCAGTCGACTCACTAACTGGTATGGCCCACGTAGTTAATTTAGATGCAGAAGATAAGACCAAGAGCGCTATCGCTAGTGCGATGTCTAGCATCTTAACGTTGCCAACTGACCACAAGACGGATTTGATTGCAACTCCAGACGGTGTTACCCTTGGAACTAACCAAGCTATGGGCGCTTTGGGATTGTATAACGGATTCGCAGTACCTACAAAACAATTTACTGCCGATGCAAGTAACGCAACTAACGCTGCTAACCAAGCAATTGCTAAACAGCAAGAGTGGAATAGTACACCTAGTCCAGTTAAACCGCAGTTGGGTGATCCAACTGGTGCGATAACTGCTGCACGGCAAGCTATTGAAAATCAAAACGCTTGGAATAGCACTCCAAGTCCTATCAAGGGCATCAATGCACAAGATAATACTGCAGGCCCTGTTTGGAGCGCTCAATCAAATATCAATAGCGTTCAAGGTAAGACAGTATACATTGATGTCGTAAGGCGGATGATTGGTGGAGCAGCAGCCGCGATTGGTTTTAAAGATGGTACAGACTACCACGAAGGTGGACTTGCAATGGTCAATGACCAACGTGGCACGCTCTACAAGGAAATAGTAACACTACCAAACGGATCATCATTTATCCCAGAGGGTCGTAACGTTATCCTTGATCTTCCAAGGGGTTCAAAAGTTATGCGAGCTGGTATGACCAAGAATTTCATGCGTGAATTAGGTATACCGAACTTTGCGGACGGTGTAGGTTGGAAACACTCGGAAGTTGCGAACGTTACACAACGAATCAAGAACGTTAATGAATGGAAACGGAACAATGAACAGCGTGACCTTGTACCGTTTATCCAAGAGCTGATTGACCAAGTGAAACGTGGAAACAATCGTGAAGAACGACCAAACCAAAACTACACATTGAATGTGCATGGAAATAGCACTGGCCAAGATTTGACACCAGAATTTATGAAGCGCTTAATGCGCGAACTAGCATACTATACTAATCAGGAAGGAAGGGGATTAGCTTGACGACATTTACTTTCAACGGAAAGAAAAACACTGAGTTCGGTTTACGAGTAGCAGAAGGCAAGAAGATCACTACTTCCAGCCTTGATGTGGAGCGCGTGACAGTAGCAGGACGGGACGGTGACTTACTAATCAGTAATAACCGTCTTAATTCTGCTGAGTTGAGTTTTCCAGTAAATTTTGTGAAAGAAAAGGGATTAATCGCCACAGATGTTTATAAAATATCTGAGTGGTTAAATGTGGCAGGTTATAAGGATTTAACTATCTCCTATGATCCAGATTTTATCTATCGTGCTGCATACCTTGAAACGTTTAGTATTGAAGAAACCATGCGACAATTTGGGAAGACAACAATTAATTTTGTGTGCTATCCAGTCAAATTCTACAAGCAAGGGCATACCACTCAGAAATTAATGAATGGTGCGACACTTAACGGTATGGGTAACGTTAACGCAAAACCTATTATCACGCTTGTGGGCAGTGGCGACTGTACACTAACTATTAATGGACGCAAGACTAAGTTGCGAGACGTACAAGGTAAGATAACACTTGATATGCAAGCTAACCAAGTATACAAGGACAATCTTCCAGCGTGGGACAAGGTTGTGCGGTCTCCACAATTTCAGATGCCATATCTTGACTATGGTCGTAACCTCATTAGCTGGGACGGCAGTTTTACTGCTGAGATGATCCCGAATTGGGGGGTTAAGTTATGAGACCTATACTATTTAATAAAAGTGAGACTGCTTTTGACACTTACGGTCTGGGTGAGCTTAACGTAACCAAGGGTACAGTCACACGGGAACGTAACGGGAATTATACGCTATATGCTGAAATTCCCGTGAGCGATCCAATGGTAGCAAGCATTGAGAAAGAAATGAAGCTCAAGGCAGACGCTGGATTAAGGACGAAGAACCAAACGTTTGAAATCTCTCGTATCGTCAAGGATAGCAGTAACATTGTTAAGATTTACGGCCAGCACATCAGTCACAAACTGGAATATATGGTATTGCGAAATGCCACTGCATTTAATGGATCAGCATTTAGCGCACTATCTATTTGGAGAGGTGCGCTTATTGGTGATCTAACATTTGATGTATGGTCGGATATTCAAACCACTGGTAAGGGTGTATTTGATATCTCTAAAATGGAGAATGCCCGTCTTGCACTTGGTGGTGTTGAGGGGTCTATCCTTGATATCTACGGTGGGGAATACGAGTTTGACAATATGACCGTGCGACTGCATAAGCAGTTAGGTCGTACTGCACCAACTGTATTAGAGTACGGCAGAAATATCTTATCTGCTGAACTTGATGAAACAATCGAGAGTGCATACACTAGTGTGTTACCGTTTGCGACTTATACACCAGACAAACCAGAGGGTGATACGAGCGATAGTCAACCAGACCCTATCACGGTTACTATCCCAGAAAACTATATAGATAGTAAGTACAAATCTCTATACGCTCATCGCAGAATTAAAGTCGTAGACTTTTCAAGCGAATTTAAATCTGACAGCAAGAGTAAGGATATCCCAACGCCCGATAAATTGCGTAAAATCGCTAACGACTACATGAAACGCAACGCAATCGGTAAGCCTAAGATCAACATTAAAATCGAGTATGCTGATTTAGCTAAGACGCTAGATTATGCTGATAATGGCTGGATCGAGGAACTAGAGCTATGTGATATCGTACCAATCTATTATCCACAGATCGGGCTTACAGACGAAACTGCGAAAGTAACCACGATCACTTACGACTTTGTCAATGAGCGCAATGAGAGCGTTGAGTTTGGCGATATTGGAACGAATGTAAGAGCTACCATGCAGAGTGGACTTGCCGGACGGGTTGATGATATCGCTAAGGCACAGCAAGACTTTGAGAATAGCTTGCCAGATTATCTCTTAAACGCTCAAGGAAATAAAGTTTGGTACAACAAGCCAGACGATAAAGAGCATAAAGTCGGTGATATCTGGTTTGAGAAGAACGGTATCTATGACCGTATGTATGTCTGGAACGGATCTCAGTGGGAAAAGCGTATCGACACGGAAGATGTCGATAAGATCAAAAAAGAGGTTGATAAACAGCTTGAACAAGCCAAGCAGTCAACCGCAATCGAAATTGAAAAGGCAAACGCTAAGGCACAGGAAGCGCTGATAAAAGCTGGTACAATTCCAGACACGGCTACGTTATCTGATCAGATTAAAACACTGATTTTAAATAGTCCAGATCTGGGTCGTAAGGTAACAGAGACGTTTAACAATGCGGATAATGGTGACACGATCTATAGCAAAGTGTATTCGAAGGTAGCAAAGAATTTTGCATCACGAGATCAATTTGAAAATATAGATCGCGAGCAAAATAGGCAAGGGAGTGATTTACTAACCCTTTCTAAAAAAATCGAAACACAAACGCTTGAATTTAACAAACTCACAGAATCCAACAAACTCTACGAGAGAATCCTTGGTACGTCTGAAACAGGCGCACCAGACAAACTATCACGGCTTGTTATGTCTAGCGAGATCTTTCAGACAGAGGTCGGGAAGTATTCAACGACTGGCGGTCCTAACATGCTAAGGAACTCAAGAGCAGATGATGGCTTGAAATATTGGACCGAACCAAATGGAAAGATGAGTTTCACTGCCCATAATTATTATTTTAATGGGCAGAAACGGATGTTTCTCTTGAGCAGTGGCGCATCTGTTCACAGTCCAAGATTCATTATCAAGCAAAATACAAATTACATGCTTAACTTAACAGCATTTGATGCAAATACCGAAAGAGTCAAGATCACTTTCTGTAAACGCAGAAAGGGATCTATTAATGATTTTGATGAAAAGCAGATCATTTTTGACAAAACTGGATCACCAGCTTTCAACTCAGATAGAGCTATCAAAAAATCATTCAGCTTTAACACAGGAGCTTTTGATGAAGGGTATCTATTATTTAATTATCAAGGGAATCCTAACGGCTGGTCTGGTCTATTTATGACAGAGCTGGACTTTTACGAAGGTTCCGCAGATCGTTTATGGCAACCGAGCCCAGACGATAGCGCAGAACCTATCGAAGCAGTACGCACACAAGTAAACCAGCTAGCTGGTTCTTGGTCGGTCAAAAATCTAAGTAGAGCGGGCGACGTACTCAACTCGATCAACGTACTCGCTGACGGTACGAACCGAATAGATGGACGGTTAACGCATATCACAGGCCAGACCAAGATTGATAATGCAGTCATTAAAGATGGTATGATCGCTAACTTAAACGCTGATAAAATCACGGGTGGCACAATTGATGCAAGTAAGATTAACGTGATACATATTGATGCAAGCCAGATAAACGCTGGTGTGATGCAAAACATGACAATGCGAGGTGGTCGTATCGAATCTCTGAATGGCAGGATGAATATTGATCTACAAAATGGACAGATTAATATTTTAGATAATGGTGCTGGCTTAACTCGACAAGGTACTAACTTACCGACTCAAATTCTCCGCATGATCGATGATACGCAAATTACGAATACTGGTAAGAAATACTCAACTCTGACCGTATTAGGATCTACTAGAGATAAAAACGCATTGACACACGTTAGTGGCTTCGCTGGTATGCGGGTTTACAATCGTGATGAAACTTTGACCGAATTGGTTGGCGACCAAGTTATCGTATATACCAACAACGATTACCGCAGTCCTTGGATTTTTAAGGCTGGTACAAGAAATGACCATCACAGATTAATACCATCGAATGATAACGGGCAGAAACATTCGATCGGTCGGTCTGATAAACCGTTGCACGAATTGCACGTAACAGAAATATACCTTAACGGTGTCCGTCTCCAGATGGCTCTTAAAGACATGCTTAATCGCATGGGATATGTCGGAACAGGAAGATGGGGGGATAGGATTAATTAATGAATACAACAGACAAAATTATCAACGATGTCGCAGTCCAACTTGCGAATAAAATTATTGAGTGCGCTAACTATAAGGCGCACTACGAAGAAGCACAAGAACAACTAGAACGAATTAACAACGTACTAGAAGCAGATGAAGCATTGAAAGAGCTATTCGATGAAGTAGCACAGAAAGGATAATATATGACATTTAAAGTAGTAAACAAGTATTTACAAGAAGCTGGTAAAACATTCGTAGCAATTCGCCAAGACGCACCTTATACGGCATTTGACCGTGTTTTGATTGGTGACCGTACAAGTGAGTCAGACGATGCACTTATTGAAGCTGTATTGGGCCAGATTGCAACCGAATTTAACCCAGCCGAGGGCGTTAAGAAGTTGCAAGAGGACTTGCACGTCCAAGCAGAAAGCTACGAGCAAAAACTAGCTGAAAAAGACGCCAAAATCGCAGAAGTTAAGGCGGTAGCAGATTGGGCAGTATTGGCACGGGTTACTGATACAGATAACCCACTTGATCCAACAATCTACAAGCGTGGTCTTGAATTGGTTGATTTAGGGCAGTCTGGTAAGTCTTACAAGTCGCAAGAAATCTTTACGATTGAAGATGCTACTCATAATGCGCTTTATGGAGAGGGTAACCGTGTGATGGTGCAAGTCAATAGCGATTTTACTTACAACAGTGAAACACTTGACCAACTTGCAAGTCTTGAGCAAAACGGGAAGTTGGCGGTTTGGAAATGGACTAAACCGAAAGAAAATACAGATTTGGAAACTCAACCACTAACATAGAATTGAGGTGGTTGGGTGACATTCTCTGATTTAATCGCGCACCTCGCCCCTACCTTTGGAGTGATCGCTACCGGCTGGTTCGGAATGAAAGCTAGTAAATCGGCTAATTTAAACAAGGAACAGTTTAATGAATTAAAAGATGAACTAGGCACGATCCAGAAGTCAGTAGAAACAGTCAAAGTTGTGGGCGAGGATAATAATAGGAAAATCGATGAAGTGAATGAGAAATTGGCAGTACACGATGAAGCGCATCTAGTAACCATGTACTTACGTTTAGAACGTGATATCAGTACAGCTATTAAGCGTGGATATACCACAGTGCATGAGTCAGATATCATTCACAAAATGCACAAGAGCTACAAAAAACTCGGTGGCAACGGGTACATAGATGCCCTGTATAGTAAATATGTAAATTTAGAAGTGAGGAATTAATATGAATAAAATTAACTGGTCAGTACGTTTGAAAAATAAAAACTTTTGGCTTGCAATCGTTCCAGCGCTTGCATTGCTATTTCAAGCTTTTGCCGATATCTTTGGTATCAAATTGGAATTTGGACAAACCATTGATAAAATCTTGGTATTTTTCAATGTGTTGTTTGCGTTCCTTGTTCTTGTCGGAGTGGTCAATGATCCAACTACTGCTGGATTGAGCGATAGCGAACGTGCGTTAGGCTATGAAGAACCTAGCGAAGATTAATATATTTTTACTGGCTACTATCTATTTTTGGATAGTAGCCTTTGATTTTAGAAAGGAGCAGTAATGGCTACTTTAAATGATATTTTAGGATATGCAGAAGGTCTTGCAGATGCTGGAACGGGTGTATCTATGAGCCAGTGGGGTATGCAGTGCGCTGCACTACCTAATGCGATCTCTACTTACTTTTTTGGCAAAACTCTTTGGGGAAATGCGATTGATCTTCTCAATTCTGCCCGTGATTTAGGCTATGAGGTGGAATACAATCAAGAAGGCAATCTCGACAGTAAGCCACGGGCTGGGGCAGTATTCGTTATGGATACCACTTACATCTACGGTCACAGTTACGGTCACACTGGTTTAGTTATCGAAGATAGTGACGGATATACCATGCGCACTATTGAACAAAACATTGATGGTAACGCAGATGCTCTTTATGTCGGTGGTCCAGCACGATATAACACCCGTGATTTTAACGGTATTGTAGGCTGGTTCTACTTCCCAGTTGACGGGCAACCAGCACAAGTAAGTGCTATTGAACCATCAGAGCCTCTTACAGTTGATTCTAGCGCATTTAATGAGGAGACTGGTACATTTACAGTCGAAGTATCTGCGCTCAATGTACGGGCTTCTGCAGGGCTATCTGCTGAGATCGTAGCAGTATACACAGCAGGTCAAGCTATCAATTATGACGGATGGATTGATAATGATGGCTATATCTGGATCACGTATATCGCAGGGTCTGGAAATCGCAGATATGTCGCAGTCGGACAATCGGAGAATGGACGGAGAATTAATAGCTTTGGTTCATTCGCTTAAAGGAGGTGAACCATGCGTATTAATTCAACAAACTTAAAACAATTCGAGGGGGGCGAAGTCGTTAAACAAGGCGATACAGCCTCTCTCTTTGGTTATGAATTGCTAGATGAAAATTATAGTCCAGTCTCAGAAATTGAGGGGCAGGAAGCGACAATTACGCTTGCCAATCGAAGCGGTAAAACCAAGTTAACCAGTACAGTCACAGACCACAAGATCAAATTTACGATTGGTAAAATCTTACCAGTTGGCATCTACCAAGTAGAAATCACTTGCGGTAACTATGTATTTCCGTCTGATAAGTCAACGGTTATCAAGGTGACACAATCAACAGAAGAATACACATCGGACAGTTTGGAAGAGCTTCGGAAGCGTGAGCAAGGCGAAGAACTCCCAGACTTAACCGTACTATATAACCTAGCTAAAATTTAAAGGAGAAAAATATGACTTTAAACACAGAAAAATTAACTCAATTCGCACAAGCAGTCGGAGCTGATGTCAAGGAAATCAAAACCACGCTTGCGAACAAGGCTGATAAGTCCGAGATCGGGCAAGGCGGGATCACACAACAACAACTGGACACGGCGATTCAAGGGGTCAAGACTGCCATTTTAGGCGATGGAGTACCAGAAGAATTAGATACTCTCAAAGAGATCGCTGACCGTATCGCAAATGGTGCAGGATCAGCAGACCAAGCTATTGTGTCTAAAATGACAGAGCTTGGCCAAAAATTCACTGACCTTGAAAATACTGACTTCGTACAAATCTATACAACGGCTAAAAATACCCTCTAAGGAGGTGCTGAATGGATAAATTAAAGAAAGCTATAGAATCCATTGGTCGTGATATTGGGGCGCTTCAAGCCAACCAAGGCGGAGCGTTACAGACTACCAAAGCCTACGAACTCTTTCCAACTTACGCTCAACTCCAAAATCAAATGACCACCAACATCAAAGAAAAGCACGTAGAACTTGGTCTGGATGCTCTAATTGACACCAAACTTCAAAATGGCGGTGATCCGTTTGTTACACGATCTAAAATTCCAACAATTGACACAAGTCAGCTTGCAAGTAAGAATGATCTGGAACAGCTAAAACGCTCAGTCGGATCTGGTGGT